GGCGTTGCTATTTTTTGAAGCATGAAGCACAACCCTCCAAAGTATCCCCCACCTTATGCATGGAGATGCCTACTTCGGCGTATATTTGTGTCAGTCAGTTAGAATTAATATATAGAGTAATTATATAAAGTAATAATACAATGGAGCACAAAATATCACATGCGAAGTTTGACAGAATAATTGAATTTATGGAAAACAAGTTAAATAAAACTTTCACTGATGAAAACATCAACGAATTGAAACAGGAATTTTGTTTTAATTTGGACATAATAAATGAATTAGTGTATTGGTGGGTAGATATTAGAATTAGTAAGGGAGTACATCAATTTAATTCAGGATTAATAAGCAAAAAAGATTATGAAAAATTACAGCAAATGCATTATGACACAATATTTAAATTTTGCGAAGATGTTAGCTTAGAACAAATACAATTCTCAACAGATAATAGGCATGTTATGAGTTTTATTGAGAATAAAAGTAGTGATGATATGTTAATGCAAAAGTTAAATAAATTTGTGTCAGTCAGTTAAACATTAATATTTTTAGTAATTGTATAGTATGAATTATAATAAAGAGGAAGTAGAAAAATAAGGGACAAAAATCCTGAAAATTTCCAAAAAATTGTCCCGAGTTTAATTTTAATTAATTTTTATATAGAGTAATTATATAAATATTATGTCAATGAAAATTTACAAATTAATTTCCCCTCAAAATCCTAAAATATATATTGGTTCAACTAAGTTATCTTTAAATACTCGGTTTATATTACACAAAACCAAATATAAAAACAGAGTAAAATATATTACTGCAAACGAAATATTACAGTATCCAGATTGTAAAATAGAACTTATTGAAGAATTTGAAAATATTGATAAAGAAACTCTTAAAAAGAAAGAAGGTGAATACATTAAACATTTTGATACTTGTAATAAGAATATAGCAGGTAGAACTTTTAAAGAATATTATATTGAAAATATTGAAAAATTCAAAGAAAGTAATTTAAAATTCAGAACTGAAAATCCTGAATATTATAATAAATATTATCAATTGAATAAGGATAAATACAATGTTAAAATACAATGTGATTGTGGCGGTAAATATTGTGCTTTTACAAAATTTAACCATTTGAAGACCAGTAAGCATAATAAATATTTAGCAAGTTTGACAGCTAATATTAATCATTAATCTTTTAATTTGTTTAAATGAAACTCACTTAAAGAAATAACAGTATAATAAAGTATAAAACAGTAAATGAATAAATATCAAAATGGAAAAATATATAAATTAGTGAATACAGAAGGAACATTAACTTATATTGGTTCTACTACTCAAGTATTAGCGAAACGCAAAGCAAACCATCATAGCAATTATAAGAATTGGATTAATGGAACATATCATTTTGTTTCTTCATATAAAATATTTGATGATGATGAGGATGGATGTCAAATAGTATTATTAGAAGCATTTCCATGTGAAACAAAGGAAGAATTGGAAAAACGTGAGCGATACTATATTGAAAATAATGAATGTGTAAATAAAGTAAGACCAACAAGAACACAGAAAGAATACTATGAAGATAATAAAGACAAGATTCTTGAAATGAACAGAAAATACAGAAGCAATAATGAAGATCAATATCAAAAATATCAAAATCAGTATCGTGAAGAAAATAAAGAAAAACTTCAAGAGCAAAAAAAGAATTACTATAAAGACAACAAGGATAAAATAAATAATAATGTGAAGATTTATAGAGAAAATAATAAAGAAAAATGTAATGATAATGACAAAGCGAAGAAATTGAAAAATCCTGAAAAATATAAGAAAATTCAGGAATCATATAGAGAACGAAACAAAGCAAAACTACAAGAAAAAAGAGCCATAAAATATACATGTGAATGCGGTTCTTTATGTAGTAATGTTCAAAAATTACGACATTTTACAACAATGAAACATATAGATTATATGAATTCAATAAAAACACAACAAGATGAAATTGATAAACTTGAAGAAGAATTCAATAGAATTTAATTCTTTAACTTGCCGAATATTATTGATATTTGTGGATTTATTTTCTTGGTTCTATATGATTTAGCCTCAAATTTGGTCTTTGGAATATTGCGAAAGTTGTAGTGATTTTTCATTTCTTTATAGTAAGATTTCTTATTATTTTTTGTAATATTATGAAAATGCTTTAATGCTTCTTCAAATGGGACTTTTTTATTCACCTTTACAGAGTGTATTTGATAGCCGCCTTCTAAACCTTTACCCATTAACTTTGATGCTACTGCTCCTATATCGGTAGTAGCCTTCATAATGGTTTTTACATAACTTGGTAATTCCTGTTTTATTGCTTCCATATTTTGATATAAAAACGTTCTTGTTTGCATATTATATAGTCCCAATGTCTGTAAAATGTATGAAATAAACGACTGGCAATTATTGTTTAGTGGATGATATAAAAACCATTTATCAACGCCAACTGTTTGCAATCCATCCGCCAACATTTTATTAACAGTTGTTTCTTTTCCATTTAAAGGAACTTCTAAAGTTTCTGTTTTATCATTGACGGTGAATTTTGTTGATATATTTATAACTTCATTTTTCTCCATAACGATTTGTTTTTGTTCTGTCGGTGTTTGCACTGTAGCAACTAAAGCCAAATGAAATAAATCATCATAACTATGTTTTTTTAATAAATCGTTCCATTTTCCTAATGAAATAACGTTAATTACTGTGTTTAATATTTTCATAATCGGAGTTCGCATTATTCGTAATTGGATAACTGGAAAATCTCCATATTGTTTCATTGTTTTTGTTGATACATTGTTGTAAGATTTATTAGGAGTGAAAATATCAAACAGTCCCGCACCTTTAACTTTTGGTTTTCGTTTGTTTAATTTTCCCCCAGTTGCATCTCTAATGAATTTTTGACCTTCGTTTAAGACATCAAGACCTGTTGATATAGCACTTCCAGCACCAGGGATTAATGATGCTACAGTTGAAAGACCACTTAATATATTTGATAGCGGATCTGATGCTTTGCGTCGTGCTTTCTCTTCGGCTTCTTCCCTTAATCTTTCTTGCTCTCTTTCGTATTCTTGTTGTGCTTTAAATTCCTCATTTCGCTTATCGTTTTGTCTTTTCCAAGCCTCATATAATCTCGGGTTTGATTGCATCGCCTTCTGTCTTTTCTGAGCCATTTCTTTACGACCCTGATAATCAAAGTCATATTCATTTAATAGTTCTTCATCCATTTTCTGAATATATCGCGGGTCTTTTTCTATTCTTGCAATTCTTTCAGCTTCTTTTTTCTTTGCTAATTCATATTGTTCTTTTGGCAGTTTTCCTGCTCTTACTTGTTTTGATTTAAACATTTATTATATAAAATAGAATTATATAATAAATTTAACAGTGTAAAAAATGATTTAAAAAATAAAGAATATATTATAATAGAAAAGAATAGAAAAGAAAATGCCAGATTTCAAAAATGGAAAAATCTACAAGATTGTGAATACAGAAGGAACACTATGCTATATTGGAAGTACAACAACAAGTTTAGCAATGAGAAAAGGTAAGCATAAATACGAGTATAAAATATGGAAAACAGATAATTCAAAACAACATACAGCGTCAGTTGAAGTATTTCAAGATGATGAAGATGATTGTAAAATATATCTTATTGAAAATTTCCCATGCAATAATAAAGATGAACTGAATGCAAGAGAAAGATTTTATATTGAAAGCATTGATTGTGTTAATAAAAGAAAACCAGGAAGAACAAATGCAATGTATTACAAAGAAAATCACGAACATTGCTTGAAAATAAGGCGAGATTATAGAAATGAAAATAAAGCCAAAATTTATGAAATTCAAAAACAATATAGAGTCAATAATGCTGAAAAAATTAGTGAAAAAAAGAAGACAATATTTACGTGCGAATGTGGCGTAGATGTGCAATGTAATCACAAATCACGACATTTTAAATCAAACGCTCACATTAAGTTTGTAAATAGCAAAAATATAAATAATGATTAATTGGGGTATTCTACCGCCTTTTATCTGTTTGGATTTAATCATTTATTATATAAAATAGAATTATATAATAAATTTACACTATAAAAATTAACTCGTAATATTTGCTAAGTTGTTATATACTCCTATATTATCGGCTCGTAGATTCATGTCTATTTTTGTAATATTTAAGACATTTTGAACTGATATCCCGTTAGAATATGCTACAAGCATTAAATCATTAATACCTGAATTATCATAAAATTCAATTTGAAAATCTGAAATTGTAAAAGGGTCGCCATCATTGTAATTTGGTTGACTAAATCGTGGAATTGCAAAGTTTTTGTTTAAATCAGATTGAGTAATTGCTGTTAAAACGCCATTACGATTTGAGATTAATGCTAAATCTAAATAAAACATACTTGCTTGAAAATTGTTTAAAGTGCAAACAATACTATTTATATTTAAAACAAAATGCGAACTATCTTCATAATTATTTGTTAATCTTTTTAATATAACAAAGTTCGCTAATACACCTGTATTAGTATTACCAACAATTGCAGATGTTACATTTGTAGATGGTATTATATAATTTTGATTATAAATAACAGCACTTGAGCCTGATGGATTAGATGGTAAAGGATTATAAATAGTATCATAAACTCGTCCAGGACCATTTCCCCCCATAACATATAAATATGGTGTTGTTGTTTCAGTATTTCCTATTAATACATTACCATCATTATCAATTTGAAATGATGATGAAACTAATGAAGAATTCACATAATTTTGAATAAAAAATTCACCATTTGATGTAACCAATTGCCAAGAATTACCACCTGTATTTAATTGAACTGTATTGATTGAACTGTTTGTTAATTGTAAATATCCATTCATTTGAACACCATTTAAATTTGTAATACTTTGATTATTTGCATTTGAACCAGTGTTTAAAACTTGTGATAAAGTGCCGACAGAACCGCCACCACCCCCAGAAATAGGGACATCATGCAATTCAATATTTCCCGCATCTATGCTATTTACTTGAAATTGTTGTTGAAGTTGGTTATAAATATTTGCTAAAGACATTATATAATAGAAATAGATATTATATATTTATTTTAAAAAATTGCATTTAATATGCAAGTCGTTTGGATAATTTGGCTACTGCTTGAGATTTTGAGATGTTATTAGATGCACCTTTGCTATATGATTTCATTTTATGTAATGTACCTCCAACAACTTCATTAACTTCCTCATTAGATGACTTAATGGGAGCAGATTCCAAAGGAGCAGATGGAGATAAGAAAGATCGTTTAATATCTGTTAATAATGTTTGTGAGTCTGATACAATCCATTCATCATATATAAACATTGCCTTCAAAATGGGTGTTCCAGTCAGATAGTTACCAGTTTTAAATTCAGAGTTAGCCACAGTAGCAGTAAAATTGAATACAAAATTGCCAGATGACGAGTTAGTGACGTTGTATGGTAGTTCTAAGTCTTTTACGTTGATGATGATAGGGGCGGAACAGGTTTGAACTACAGAAGATGGTTTCAATGCTCCCACATTTGTATAACTTACGACGTTGGCAGAGCCAGAAAACGACACATAATCAGTCTTTAATCCGTTCTTTCTTGACATATTGAATAAATCAACAGCATTATAAGAAGCCAAAATATTCTGAGTATTGGAGTTAGAAATGACTAATTTTTGAATGGGGAAGAAGAAAGACGCTTGATCGGCTGTATATGCGTTTTTGTCTTTCATTGCTCCTAAAACAATATAGGTTGGCATACCACTCAAATTTTGGTTAGTTAGTTGAATATCTTGTGTTTCTAATGCAACACCAACAGTTGGGGCGGCTCCTCCTGTAAATGCTTTACCTGAAACGCTATTAGTTACTATGTCATATGTATGGTGAATTGATTGAGAAGGAAGACGATAACCCTCTAGAAGTGGAGGGGCTAATGTGAAGTAGTGTAAATTTGCAGTTCTGAATGCCGTTAAAGTTGGAGTACCTACAGTAAAAGTAGTAGTTCCTGATGATACAGCAGTATTGAAACGGAAAAAACGATTTGCAGACGATAAAGGACAGTTGATTTGAATATTTCGGACGTAGAAAGGACATGATTCATCATTTTCTTTTGATGAATTCCAGTTGCAGGGACTCATTAAAAGAGGCTCATACCCTTTTACGGTACAAACAATATTTACAACATCATTAATACTTGCACTGGCTGTATTAATTGCTGAAAATGCAATAGGATAAGACCCATTAGGCACGAATGACGCCCCAAAATCTGCATCAGCATAAGACGACATAGGATTTGCACGAGTAAGATAAGCAGATGGATAAAATGCTATACCTTGCTCGACAAGAGACGGACAAGTTTGGTCTGGGTTTAATTTTTGGCTGTCAATAGTTCGTAATAAGAGTTGTCTGTATTGAGAAATATCATAAGAACACACTTGTTTTTCGTTAATAAGAACTGATGATTGACCCATTAGAGACGCTAACGGGTAAGCATCTTGACAAATATTAGTACCTACTGATAATATAGGATTAGGGTTAACAATGTTAGCAGATAAAACAGTGACAGGGACAGTAATATCCAAATCGTATTCAACATACCAGCGAGTATCAACTGCTAAACCTGATGAAGTAATTGGGATGTTCCACTGTAATGAGTTCAAATTTACAGTACCCCCAGTAACTGCAGCGACATTTTTACTAACAGAGGCAGGACCACGTTGCATCTCTACTTTTGCCATTTCATTCACTAATCGTGAATCAATTGAATTGACTTTTTCAAATTCCATATTGTTATATATTATAGTTATATAAAATAATATTTTGTAAATAATTTATATTTATTCTTTTCTATTTTCAATATTTATTTCTTTTTTTGAAACAATAATTTAGCATTAAATCCGCAACCATCTGACAACAAAACAGGATAATTTATTCCGTTATATTTATTTTTCCAATATACACTTATACTAATAGTTCTAATTTCTTTTCCTATTATTTCGCTAAATCTGAATACAGACGCCACATATTGAATTTGTGATGAGTAGTCCATCGGATTATCGACGGATAAAGCAATGTCCATAATTTGATTTTCAATGTTGTTAGATTGATTAGTTGTTATAGAATTATTATTTAAAATTTGCAACTGTCCAATATACTCGTTTAAAATACCCATATTACTCATAAAAACAATACTGCTAACAGGACTGAAAACAGTTGATAAACTACTATAACTTTGTGATTCAACATAATATAAAACTCCGTTTATTGTCTGATTGTTTGATAATTTATTAGACACAACTAAATTCCAATTCATACCAGAACTATCATATGCATATGTTAAATTGAAATTACGAAGCAAATTTTTTAAATCATCATTAAAATATAATTGAAATGCTTCTTGTTGGCTTCCTGTTGCTGTGCTATCTGCGCCACCCCATCCTCTTGCATCAAAATATATACTGAATGTATTACCACTTAAAGTCATTTTCGGACATTGAGAAATAAAAGAAACACCTGCACCGATTTGTAATGTTGAATAAAGACTTTTTAATGTTGTATTGACCATATCGACAAAATGTTGTAAATCAAATACATAATAATATGGAGTATCTGCACCCGCAACACTTGGAACTTGACTGACATATTTATTTCTACATACATACAGTAAAGGTTGTAAGATTTGTGTAGTTGTTATAGTTCCATTTATATTTAAACTTAATGACATTGATATTGAATAAGTCGTTAAATTAACATTTCCACCACTTACAATTTTAGGAATAAAACAAGGTATATTAGACGAATCTATAGAAGCACGAATTAAAGAAAATTGATAATCAGAAGCATTTTTTACGATGGGGTCAGGTCTGTTTTCTTCGTATCTGCATATTTGGTCTTCGTCTGTAGGGTGTAATTTTTGAGTAATTAAATTACAATTGTAATAAATAATATCTGGGTTCATTTGTATTATATATTATAGTGTATATTTTATTTTCCGAGAATTTTAAATATAATTTCTTCTACAACTTGGTCAAAATTATCAACTCCTAATTTTTGCTTCATGGATAACATATACTTATAATATTCATCATTATCCATATTCATATTTAATAATCTATTGCTTACATGTTTCCCACAAGTTTCAACATTTCCTTTCCATTGTTGATAATCATGAATATTATACTCATATTTATAACCTTTACTAACTGCATCATTTATTAATTTTGTTAAATATGGTTTATTTTCTTTGAGATTTACAGCAGTATTTTGATTAATAAATTTCTCCGCACCGTCTTGTTTAATACCATAACTATCAAAAAAATGAATAGTCTTTGTAGATGGTTTATAAAACATACATTCCCAATGACCAACACCATTTGAAACAGTTTCAAAGAATATAACACATCTATTACGACTATCAAAACACTCAAAAATACTCTTTTTATTTGCTAAATCAGGATATTTTATTACTGTTGATTTACCAATTATTTTAAATATATCTGTATTACTCATTGCATAAGATTGCAAAATATCAAAATTCATTTATAATATAAAATTACACTATAAAATAAAATATAAATGTATTGTATATATTAAACATGGCAAGAACAGGAGGTTCAATGAAATTAAACTTACATGCTGAAAAAATGCATGGTGCGAAACTTACTGCTGGTGCAATGTCAGCAGGAGCATTACAAGATCTTTTACACCCACATTTACATCCAAAAGCAGAACAAAAGATGTTAGAAGGTGGATTTTTTCCAAGACTTGCAAACATTTTAAGTTTTGCAAATAAAGCATATAGTGTTATAGACAAAGCTATACCTATTGCGACTAAAGGATATAAAGCATATGGACAAATTAAAAAAGGTGTTGATGAAATGAGAAAGAAAAAAGATGAACCAATGGCAGTAATGCCAGAGCAACAAATGGCTTACGGACTTAAAACAGGAGGCGGACTTAAATCTAAATCTAAATCTTCACGCAAACTACCAGAAGCCCTACGAAAAAGAGCTGAATTCATAGGAAAACATATGAAAAATGGTAAAATGACAATGAAAGAGGCGAGTGATTTATTCAAAAGTCAAAATAAATAATAATTATTTACACTATAAAAATATTATATGTTAGTAATATATAATATAAATGTCATTTTATAAATTAGTGAAAGCGAGAACATTAGAACTTGAGCGACCTGAAAAGAAATTAAGAACTGATTACGGAGAATCAAAACGAGTGGATGTAGCGAAGTATCATGATGATTTAACAAAAGGAAAAATAAAACAGAATTATGATAGTATTAAATCACATCATCATGATAAATTAAATCATAGTGATTATTTAATTAGTCAAACAAATTTAGGTAAAACAGATTTATTGAAAAATAAATTATTAGCTGAAAGAATGGCACAATTAAATGCAACAAGTTATCAACCAGTTCAAGAAGTTGATATTAATTTAGGTATTGGTTCGAGTAACGCAGTAGTCCAAGAAGTTAATCAAGTTATTGGCGATTTTATTCAAAAAATTAGTAGTGGTGTATTTGATTTAACAATGACTAATGATTTATATAAACTATATAAACTTATTCAAACACAAACATATAAATTTGGTTCTGATTTATTAGAAAGATATAAATCATATTTCGAAGATGTAAAAGATACTTTAGATTTAGATGAAACCGCTAATGTTGTAAGAAGTTATAGTCGTAAAGATTCATCAGTATTAGATTTAATGATAAAAATAGTTAATAACTCAATCCAAATAATAAATAAAATGTTAGAAGCAATTGCTAAAGGAACAACAAGCGATGAAAGAAAACAGATATTAGAGCAAGATGTTAAGAATATTTCATTCAAAAAAATAGATACAACTTACTTGAAAGAATTGAGTAAAGAAATAAAATCAATTGAAGAAGAAATAAAAACATCAAAACAAGACAAAATGGGCGGACAATATTTATTATTACAACAGCAATTAGATGAATTACAAAATATTAAAAAAACAATGAAAGATGTTGAATGGAACACAAAAGAACCACAAGAAAAATCAGCAATTAAATTTCAAGAATATGCACAAAATCAAGAATATGAACAAATGCAACGAGACCAACAAGAAGCAGAAAGACAAGATTTATTAAGACAACAAGCCGAGTTAGAAAGACAAATTGAAGTAGAAAAACGGAAGAAATCAGACTTGGAAGAGCAAAAAAGACGGCAAAAATTGGAGCAAGAAGAACGAGAACGAAATGCACAAAATGAAAAAATAGACGAATTAAGAGGAAAACTCAATGTATTAGAAAAACAAAACGAGATTATTGTAAATTTCATAGATAGCTTAGAAGGTAAATATACATCATTGCGAACTGAAGTTCTTAGGTTACTTGATGGAAAACAACAGAATAAATCTAATAGGTTAAAAAATTATAGAAAAAGCATAGAAGATGGTAAAGAAAATGAAAATTTTTTTAACGCATTAAAAACCAAACCAGAATTTTTACAACTGAGACAAAATATAATTGAACAACTGGAATATAATCGCCGACTTAATGCAGTTCAAGCTGAATATATTATTGTTAGTGATGAACTTGATGCATTAGAAAGAGGAGGATTACCAATAGAACCGGAAGTAATGATAGATGATAAAGGGGTACCAGAAATTAAAGCAGAAGAAGCCGATACTGTTCTTGATAACTTAGCGGAAATATTTGAAGCTGATGTAGATAAGAAAATGGATGATACTATTAAACCAGTTGATATGTTTGAACCAATGTCGATACCAAATATAAAACCAAAAACAGATGAAACGATGACGGAAAAACCACTGTATAAAACGACCGAATACACTTCAACTACTAATAAAATAACATTACTAAATGGCACTGACTATTTTAGAAATAAAGAACAATTTATTGAAAAACAGAGTAAAGTAGCACTTGTTAATTTACTGACGAAACTCAATATTGATTACAGTAAATGGTCTGTAATTACTAAAGGAGGTAATGAAACCAATGTTAAAGCATTCAGGACAAAGGCTTTTGAAGTATTAAAAGATAATCCAAGACTGAAACTAAAAGGAGGTCGATCTTGGTTTAAAGAATAAGTTTATTACAATTTTTATAAAAAATAATATATATAACAAATATATATCATGTATAGTTTTTCAATAACAAAGAAATATGACAAGAAGGATAGAATAATAGCAAAAATAAATGGTGGTGATAATGACGGAGAATTCATTAAATTAGAAGAAAATGACAGAAAAATAAAGAAAAAACCTGAATTTATTAAACATTTTTCACCTAAAATATACGAAAAAGATTTAAAACAATTTAGACCATCAGAAAGACAAAAAATGTTAGTTCAATTAGAAGAAGCATTTTATAAAGGTTTTCAAGAAGATGATATTATTGATAATAGATTAAAACCAATGTATAAGCATGTATTAGAGAATGAAAATAAAGATGATGAAATTGTATTGGATGATGGTAAAATATGTGTTATGCCTGAATTTGATAAATTTCAACTATTTTATCTATATGGTGCAAGTGGTAGCGGTAAAAGTTATTTTATGAAGGAAATAGCAACTAATTATAAAAAGATTTATCCTAAAAGAGAAGTATATTTAATTTCAAAACTGAATGAAGATAAAACACTTGATGCATTAAAATTTATAAAAAGAGTTAAAACTGATTCGTTTTTAGAAGAATTACCAAATGCAATTGAATTTTCAGAATCACTAGTATTAATAGATGATTATGAAGGATTTGAAACTACTGATAAGAAAATGTATAGTATCATAATAGGTCTTATAAATGATATTTCAAGTATGGGGCGTCATCATAATATAAATATTTGTATTGCAAATCATCTACATTCAAATTTTAAAGCAACAAGATTAATGCTTAATGAGGCTACTCATGTTGTAGTTTATCCATCAACTGCCCCGATGTCAGCTCTAAAATATTTATTAGGTCATCATTGTGGTCTTGAAACAAAACAAATAAATATTATTAAAAAAATGCCGTCCAGATGGGTATGTATTTATCGTCATAGTCCGAATTTTATTATTTCAGAACATGACATAAAATTAATATAATATTTTGATATTATAATAAAAATAAAATATAAGTAATATTTATATAAATGGCACTTAGAAATATTTTCAGTTCAAATTCTAAATTAAGTTTAGAAAATGTAGAGGTAAAAAATAGTTTAAAATTACATGAAGATGATTATGAAATAACCCATGAACTTCATCCAACAACAGGAACATATACTGTAAAAAATAAACTTGGAAATAAAGTTATGGAATTTGATAACAATTTAAATTTGAAGTCAGGTAATGCTTTACATGCACATATTCAATCTAAAACTCAGGAAGTAAAGGATGTTACTGATGATCATGAATCACGATTAGTAGATTTAGAACAATCGGGAGGAGTAATAGGACCAACAGGAGCAACAGGAGCAACAGGACAACAAGGACCAACAGGAGCAACAGGACAACAAGGAGCAACAGGAGCAACAGGAGCAACAGGAGCAACAGGAGCAACAGGAGCAACTGGTGAAAAAGGCGATACTGGGGCAACTGGTGCAACTGGTGCTACTGGGGCAACTGGAGCAACTGGGGCAACAGGCTTAACTGGTGCTACTGGGGCTACTGGCGAACAAGGAGAACAAGGATTACAAGGCGAACAAGGATTACAAGGTGATAAAGGTGATAAAGGCGATACAGGGACTACTGGTGCTACTGGTGCTACTGGGGCTACTGGCGAACAAGGATTACAAGGAGAACAAGGATTACAAGGCGAACAAGGATTACAAGGCGAACAAGGATTACAAGGCGAACAAGGATTAAAAGGCGATAAAGGCGAAAAAGGCGAAAAAGGCGACACTGGGGCAACTGGAGCAACTGGTGCTACTGGTGCTACTGGTGCTACTGGTGCTACTGGCGAACAAGGAGACCCAGCAGATGCTTCTCAATGGGCTACATTTGATGCAGTTCAAAATCTGAATATAAATAATTTTGCGTTAAATTCAGTTCAATCTATTAGTGGTTACGATGGTGAAATAAGAATCAAAGATAACTTAAATTTAGAATATAAAGACATTTCAACTGTTAATGATATTTACTGTGAAAAAGTATTCGTCCAATATAGACCCCAAAATACTTATTATGTTTCACCAAATGGTTCAGACACACAAGCCAACGGAAATATAGAAACTCCTTTTCAAACGATTCAACACGCTATAGCCGTTTCTGAGAGTGATGCTAATAACACTTATAGATATATTGTTGTCTTACCTGGTAATTATACCGAGTCCATAACAATCACTAAAAAAGTTCATTTGATAGGTATGGGAACTTCTCCATTTTCTTCTTCAGTTGGCTGTGTTATCTCGGGAAGTGTAACAATAAATGTTAATTCTGGCGGTAATGATATGTTTAATAATTGTGTCAATATTTCAGGGTTTCTGATTGGTTCACTTGTTTCCTTTGTTTCTGAGTCTAGTTCAATTTTAAATATAGAAAACTGTTATATATACGCAGATGATAATAGTTCAGGGCGAGGTTTATATTTTAATGCGGGATTGGCAGAAAATTCACGACTTAGAATAACTAATACTATTATATTGTCAGGAGGTTCAAGTGGCACATCACCCCTTGTTGAATGTGCTACAGTGGGTCAAGTTATAATCAATAACTGTTATTTTAGTGCAAAAGGAGTGCAATCTGTTCTACGTCTAAGTGGTACTTGCACTTGTGATACTATAAACAATGTAAAATTTGAAAGCGGTAATTCATCGGCAAATGTACCACCTATTGTTTTGATTGAAGCTACAGTAACAGGGACTTATACTTTTACTAATTGTGGTTTTATATATACATCTTCAACAAATAAAAGTTCTAATATCCAAGCATCAGGTATTTTAAGTAATGCCTTCTCATCTGTTAATAGAATTGTAGTATTATATTGTTCGTTTTTCCTTTCGGGGACTACAAGTTCGAATTTTGCAATTCAAGATGGTGCGTTTGGTACTCCATCCCAAATGATAACATTATATTATCAGAATAATGCAACTCTCGGCAACGCAAATGCAATAAGAGGAAGTAATAACGTGAATAAATTCCAACTACAAACAGTTTCATAATCTTCTTACAATTTATTTTAAATTATTATATAACATTATTATATAATGATTCCGATCGGTGATTTAATCGCAATAATAACCACAGTTGGTGGTAGTTTAGCAATAATAATAAAATTGCTTAGTATGGCATGTTTCCAATCTAAATGTAGCCGTATCAAATGCTGTTGTATTGAAGTTGATAGAAATGTAAGTATTGAACAAAATCAATTAAATTTTGAAGAAAATCACAACAATACTCAACATCAAGAAACAAAACCCCAAGAGGTTCATATATCAATTGACAATAAAAGCACAGAAAGAAGTCCAAATTTACAAATAAGACAATTGGACAAAGAATAAATTATATAATGTAATTGTATAGAATGAATAGAAATATTAAATGTTGCATACTTGGATGTAATAATAAAGATATTATTTCTTTATGTAAGAAATGTAAAATATATTTTTGTTTAAATCATGATAACTTAATTAATAGTCATGAATTAGTTAATTTAAATATATCTTTATATAATAACTTTTATTGTTGTGACTATTGCTGTAATAAACATTTTCATGTTCAATGTTCAATATGTAATGATATGATTATCAATACAATGAGTATAAAGAAAAATAATAATATAATTTGTAAATATCCCTGTTTCAAATATCAAAAATAATATCTAAAGTAATTATATAATATGCTTACTTTTGAAGAAGAACTATTATTAAAAAATATTAATTCCAAAAAATATTTACAAGCCGTCCAAGTTAAAGCAATGTATTATAATTATGATTGGAAAACTTTAAGGTTCTCAGATGACAATAAACACAAATTAGAAATTAGAAGACCAGATGGCAAGTATATAAAATTTGGTAGTGCAGAATACAATGATTTTATTATTTATTCTTTCATGGCGAAGAAGCATAAAATAACATATGATGAAGCCATAAAACACCGTGATAATTTTCATAAAAGAATGATAAGAAAAAACGATGATATATATACTCCTCTTAATCTGTCTTTGAATCTTCTTTGGTGAGTTTATAGCCATACGAATGCATTATTCCAATCAATTGTTATTTTTTGTTTTGCTGTATTATGAATAAAAATTTCTCGTTGTTTTCTTTTATTTAAATATTTTGTTAATTCACTTTTATTAATATTTTTTATATATTTATTAATTAATTCATCTTTAGATAAAGTTTTTAATTCTTTAATATTATTATAATTTTGATTTTCAAGATATTTTAAAATCTGATATTTATAAATATTCATGTCCTATATATAAATAGGATATAAATTAATAAAATTAATTACGCAACTATTTATCTATAATGTTTTATCTTCAACTGTCGCTGTTTGGTCTGATACTAATAATAATTTATTTTTGTGTTTTTTCGTATTAAAATGTGTATTTCTATGTGAAAATTGAACACTACATTTGCACACTTCACAGTCAAAATAATTACTGTTTTGCTTTGTATTGTAGTCTTTCCACTTCTGCTTATTTAATTCATAATACGACTTGTTGTAATTTTCTGTTGTTGTTAGTTGTTGTTTTTTGTATTTGGGTGTTATTGTTTTTGTTTCCATTATATATATACAATATATAATAAATTAAGTTTTAAGTTATTTTAATTAAATTATTTTAATTAAATCTATATAAAAAATATTTTCCTAATTCCATTTAATGTCATTCACATTATTAATAATACAATCTCCACTGTGTTCAATTTTAAATTTTCCAATTTCAGAGCCTAATAGGTGTTTATATTCTTCATTGACTATAATAAAACCATCTGTATGTATTCTTTTTACGTTAGTAATTTCTTTGACAGTTGATAATATAGTTTTGGCAATATTCAAACGACAAAAAGATGTTAAAAATGTCCCAACTCTGGCGTAATTGGTCTTATAATATTTTTCATAATCTACTGTTATTATTTTTAATCCATCATGATACTTATGAATATCAATAATATTCTTTTCAATACAGCATTCTTCGGAATATTTAACTGAGGTTTTATATTTCAAAATTTCACCACAAGCACCCCATAAAGAACTTATAATTTTTTTCACATATGGGTCATTGGTTTCCTTCTTGATTTTATATAAATAATCAATTGTTGAACCATACATTTTAGAGCCTTGAATACGGTTTTTACTATCATACATCATACAATTAGCCCCTGAATTATCAATAATTTTTATGTCAAATTTTAGTAATTTCGCTAAAGTCAAGTCGTAGTGTGTATAATAGTTTGTTTTATTAAAGCGAAATAATCTGTTTAAATCTTTATTTGTTGATGTTATTATGCATCTGTATATACCTACTGGGTAGTATTTTAAATTATTAAATTCATCATCTGTCATGGTCTGTAAATCTCCTTGTCCTGTAGGAACTGAAAACTTATCATTACTCATATAATAAGCATACATAGAATTTTGGTCAATGCATACAGCGTCTTTATATTCTCCATCATCTGAATATAGTAGTGCGCCTTGTGATGATTTCATTAAAAATGTTGTTTCTAATGCCGAAATTTCTTCTGGTTCTTCCACTGCTTTTGATAAAACATGAAATAAATACAGAGCGCATTTGTTAGGTTGTGGGTATTTATAAAGGTCAATAAAACCTTTTGTATGTTGTTTTAAATTTTTGGCTGAGTCCTGATATTGTTTAAAATTGTCTTGTAGTGTAGCGTCTTTATTTTTCCTGTCTTTCATCAGATACAAATTATTTTTACTTTGATATTCTAATATGAAACCTGGTGTAAAATCAAAAGTTTCATTTGTTGAATTTGTAATTATTTCTATTGTTTTCTTCTTAGTTTCTAAATTTGTAATAATCCTGTAAAATCCTACTGCTTTATTAGTTGGTTTTATTAAACACTTTTTTACTCTCTTACTTGTATCAAGTGTATAATGTCCATCTTGTAATATTATGTTCATTGTTCGTTGATATTCTCCACTTGATAAGTAGGTATGTTCTCCTGATACATTGATATTGAGCGACATAAGTTTTTCCACTTCTGGCATCAATTCAATATCAATTTTGTCATTCCTATCTAATTTCAAATTGCTTTTAAGCCGTTTTGGTGTATTCAGATTTATATTAATATTATCTTGTCCGATTGCTTCTTTGATACAATAATACAAACAGTCATTATGTGCATTCTTTGTGCATCCGCCTTTTTTGGTTGTGGGGATTTTATAAATCACAACACGACTGAAGGTTTTCTGATTTAAATCTATATTCTTGTGTTTATTCTGTCCTGTGCTATCCACATACTCATCAACATTAAATAACTCGGGTTCATCATCTAAACTGAAAATTTTACCCGACCGCCAACCATCAATACCGCTGCCGTATTTTATAGATACCATAAAATTATACTGACTGTTCTTTTCTTTTGCTACATTTTGAATTTTTTTAACAGTGTTAATTATATGCTGTTTAGAAGCACCGTTCTTTTCTGTTGAGGTCATTAAAACTTCTTCAACATAATGTTTTTCTGTATCGCCTTTTTTTCTTTTACCATATTCCAAATGTAAATTTGGGTTTTTCTCAAGATTGAATTTTTCAAACTTCTTCATTATATATTATACTATATAAAATAATTTTATCTTTAAGTGGTTTTTTTAATTTATTATTTTTAAATATTTTTTATTCATCTATACTGAAATATTATTTTTTATATTCTTATTATATAATGAATAAAGACCGCATAACATTTTTAAAGGAAAAATATGGAATTAAAACGGTATCAAATGAAAAGACAATAACAGATTATCTATTACAAATACCGAAAAAGGAAAAACGAAATGATACACCAACTACTGATGTTTTTGAAAGAAATATTACTCATCAAATTGATTTGTTATACTTACCAGATGATAAAGGATATAAATATGCTTTGGTTTGTGTTGATTTATGTTATCCTCGCTATGTTGGAGTTGAAAAATTGAAGACAAAAACACCAGAAGCAGTTCAAATAGCATTATTACAAATTTACAAAAAATATAAAAAGTTCTTGAAATTACCAAAGATATTAGAGTGCGACCAAGGTTCAGAATTCAAAGGAGAATTCATGAACTATTTCAATAAAAAAGGAGTATTTATAAGATATAAAAGGACAGGAAGACACAGACAACAAGCATGTGTAGAGGCAGTCAATGGGGTATTGGTTCATGGTCTGTTTTATACCATGTTGGCTAATGAAATACATCTTGAAAAAAAAGAAATTGTAGGGGATTGGATTGATAACATTGACGAGTTAGTAGAACTATTAAATTTTATGAAATCTGAGATGCCTAAACTTCAAGTTAAGAATGATAAAAGAAGTAAATTATCAGATGGTGGAAAATGGATAATTGCAACTGGGAATAATCAAGTCATATTACCTGTAGATACAAAAGTCCGAGTAATACTTGAAGAACCAAGGAATATACAAGGTGATAAGCAACATGGGAAATTTAGAAAAGGAGATATGCGATGGGAAAATAAAACAAGGGAGATAGAACAGTTAAGCCTCAGACCAAATCAACCACCAATGTATCTTGTAGATGGTATTAAAAATGTGGCTTACACCAAGGAACAGTTACAAGTAATACCAGATAAGGAATTGCCACCAAAAGAAGCGAGTATAACTCATCATATAGTTGAGAAAATAACAGATAAAAGGAAATTTAAAAACAAAATTCAATATTTAGTGAAATTCAAAAATATTAAAAAGGAAAGTTGGGAAAATGTAAATGGACTACCAAAAGAGATGGTGATTGACTTTAATAAATCTCTAAAATAAAGAGGAAACATCATCATTTTCTTCTTCGTCTTCACTGTCTATTACGACTTGTTCGCGTTTTCCTCTGAACACAAGTTCGCATGTGTTCTTACTGACTTGTCGTATAAATGGCTTTTGTTCTTGTTTTTGTTCTAATTCTTTTAAATCGGCTTCTAAATCATCATCAATAAAAACAATTTTCTTAGGCTGGACTGGTTCAACTACTTTGGTAACTACTGGTTTATTCTTCTGTTCAACAATTGGTGTTTTTTTCATATCTTCAATCATTTTATTAAGTCGTTCAATTTCTTGTTTTAATGTTTTAATTTCGGTTTCATTATGTTCATCTGTTTCTTTTTGTAGTTCATCTTTTTCATATTCATCAAAATCACTAATCCAATTGTTCTTTTCGTAAATAATTTTTAAATCTGTATGTTTGATTTTAAGTTTTTTATAGCCACCACTTTCAATGATATATGATTTTAATACACTTTCAGTAATATGTTTATTGAAGGTTTCAACATTCATTTTATAATATAAATTTGTATCAATATATTCTTTATGTAAATCTTTCATTTTCATGTTAATATCCTTCTCCTTAAGTAAGTAATTTTCTTTTAAAAATACAAACGGTTTGGCTAATTTTTGCGATAAAGAAACCTTTTTATTCTTGGTAAGAGGCATATTACTGGATGCATCCCAATTTTTGGGAATAATTACATTTTCAATTAAATAAGAATAGAAACAATTTCCAACATCTTGATTGAAACATTCACTATATAACTTATTAAAATACTTCATCTTTGCCTCTGTATCAATAAAATAATTAGTAGATTGGTCTAAAATATACCATCTTCGCCCATTGTCATCATCAATACAGTCATCATTTGAAATTACGACCATAGTATGACAGTTATACGAATTAAATGAAGATTTTCCTTTATCTTCATAGTTAATGAAATCTTCAGTAATCCATGTTTTAAAATTTCCTGAAATTCCTTTGAATTGTTCTCTTGTAAAACATGGCAACTCTTCAAATTTAATTAAAATTTTGTTAAACATTGGATAATTAAAGCCAGATGTAACCATTTTTGAAGTCCCGACACAGGTTGAATGTTCTCCTATCACATACTGTTCTAAGAATTTCAAGAAAGTTGATTTCCCGCTTCCTTGTTCATAGGATTTTATCAACACTGCTACATTGTTTTTTTCGGCTAAACACATCCTTTTTATTATTTTTAAAAGATATTCATATTGAGTATTATCACCTCCACAATTAATGTTTTTGATATGGTTCATCATCATTTCACATTGCTTTTTTGTTTTTACATCAAAACCGTCATAGGGCTTGTATGCTGCCTTTATTGTAGGGCAGTTGTATAAAATTTTCTTTTCGTAATCAGAGACTACATCTGATTTTGCAGAATGTAATTTAAAATAAATGATTTCTGGACTAGTTTTGAACCATTCTTTCAATTCTTTACAAGGAAAACGATTTAAAATCATTGTGTTGAATGTTGCCAATGAAGTAATTTCAAGTTTATTATCCGCAAAATAACATATATTATCACCATCTAATAAAGGAAATATTGTCTCAAGTATGTATACTTTGCAGTTCTTTAAATCCTTTTTGAATAATTTCCCTTCTGGTATGGTCTCTTCGGAGTTATAAATTTCGTATAAATTTGTGGTTGAGAAGTTTTTGATTTCTGTTAAGTTTTTCATTCTTATATATTATAGTAATATATAATAATTTATCTTTAAGTGATTTTAATTTAATTAATTATTTTTTAATTAAATTAATTGTTCTATATATTTTTTATTTTTCAAAGTAACAAAAAATTCAAGTCAGAATATTAATAAAAATTTAATTATATAATTAAATCTTGGTTTTTAAAATGATTACAGTTTAAACAGTGATATTACCTTATCCATGGATAAAACTCACTACTTTTGCTTTCTAAAACAGTTGAATTTTCAATTACAATAAAATCCATGTTTGTATATAGTTGTAAATCTTTATAGAACACGATTTCATAAACAGAGTTAATGTCTATTTTATTCTCCTCTAATGTCTCTAAACTTAATTCGTAAAGGAGTTCATCCGAATACTTACAATTAAAAGGAATATTTAATTTACTAAATTTATATGTGGAATGCAATATCCGCTCTAATGTAATAGGAAAATTGCATATATTATAATCGTCTTCTATATATCCAACTATTATTAATGATTGAATTGTGTTAGGTAAATTATTATAGTTCTTATTATCATTATAATTCAAGTATAAGTTTATTATATCTGAATTTAATTCAAGGTTTTCTTGCAATACTCTAATAATATATCTAAATGCACGTAAATTTTCCTCTAATTCAATTTTTTTAAATTCATAATCGTCATCGTCTATTGAATTACTTTTGTCTTGTATATCTTTCAATTCTTGTTTTATAAGTTTTATGTCTTGCTTTAATTCTTTGATATAAGATTTGATTTTCTCTAAAGTTTTTGTGTTGTGTAGTAATGTTTTTGATTCCATGTTATATACTATAATAATTTATAATAATTTATCTTTAAGTGGTTTTATTTAATTAATTGTTTTAAATCTCCGCCGACGCCGAAGTAGGCATCTCCATGCATAAGGTGGGGGATACTTTGGAGGGTTGTGCTTCATGCTTCAAAAAATAGCAACGCCACTCTCTCTTCACTTGTTGCCACATCCATACCAACATGACATACATATACATATACATATACATACAAACCCACCCTTTATGAATTGCTACATGTATCGCACAACAAGGGGACATATGCACTCTTTGTAATTTTTTAATATCATATCAAATTGCTCCTGAGACATGCTGTCTGGCTTTCCTGACCTGATTAAATGTAGCATCTCTTTCAGGTTCTTCTTGTCTTGTTTAAGTTCTTCTTTGCTTCTCCCTGGAATAGTTTTATTTACAACTTTACAAATGTTCTCTCTCATAAGTTCTCCTTCTCGTCTGTGGAGTTCTTCTTTTGAATTGCATGGGTAGTTCTCAATAAGTTCAATATACACATCAGGAAAGCAAAATATATAACTTGATGAACAATCTTCTTTAGTTTTGTGTTCATACAATCGCTTATGCAAAGGCTGTGTTGTTGAACCAATATAATATTTATC